GGGGAAGCCGGGGCGGGCCTGGCCGACAGCTTGCTCCAACAGGTCTACGAAACCAACCACATCGACTGCGTGATGAACCACGCGGAGGCGCAAAGCACCCTGAACGACGTCTGTGCCGTGCAGATCAAGTGCACGAACGACGCGGACAAGCCGGTCGATCTGCAGCTCTGGGGCGGCGACGAATTCACAGTCTTCACCGATCCCGAGGACCCCCGGCAGGCATTCGCCGTCGTCACGATCGATCGCTACAATCAGCGGACGCGCTACCGGCTCTGGTTCGAGGATGAGGTCAGGACCTACCTCACGGATCAGTACTCAGCGGACAAGACCGCAGGGGCCCGGGTCGCATTCGAGACGAAGGACGCGGAGAAAAACACCTATGGCTGCATCCCGTTCGCGTTCCTGCATTACCGGGCACCCGTCCGACAGTTCTGGACTCCTGGCCCGGGCACGTTTCTTCGCAAGGCTGAACTCCGCATTAACGATCGGCTATCTGAGCTGGATGAGCTCATCGGTAAATATGGCAGACCCATTGGAGTCTTTAAGAACGTCAGTCCAACGTTCACTCCGGACATCGGCCCTGGCCGGTTCATGCGCCTCTGTCGCGGCGGTACCGGCTACACCGGCGAAGGCTACGCCGACGGCGGCGAACCGTCGGCGGAGTACCTTCAAGCCCAACTCGCGATCGAGTCCATCTGGGTCGACCTCGAAAAGTACATGAAGCAGGTCGCGACGGCTGTCAACCTGCCTTACACGGCCCTCGAGCTCGAGTACAGCGATGCACCGTCCGGCATCAGTCTGATCATCAAGTCCGCGCCGCTGCTCACCAGGGCCCGCCAGCGGCGGCCGATCTACCAGCACGCCGAGCTGTGCCTGGCCCGCAAGATCCTGACCGCGGCTGGCAACCACTACGGCCAGGCGGATCTGGTCGCCCAGGCCAAGCAGCTCCAGCTCCTCCTGGCGTGGGCAGAGCCGCGCATCCCGATTCCGGGCCCGGATCGCGATCAGTCCGACGAGTGGGAGATGCAGGTCGGCATCAAGTCCAGGATCACCGTCTGTATGGAGCGGTATGGGCTGAACCGCGACCAGGCGATCGAGCACATCAAACAGGTCAGCACCGACGAGGCTGAGATCAAGCCCGAGATGCAGCAGGAGGTACAGCCCCCGGCCTCGGCGACGATGCCCAGCGAAGAGCAGGACCAACGACAGCGGGAGATCGACGATACGAAGGGCGCGGAATCGGGGTACGAGGATCGCTCCAATAGCGTAACCGGACCGGCGACCACAACGATGGGAGCTGACTGATGAGCGACCGCAGAACCATGACCGATGGCAGCCCTGTCACACCCGACCATCGCGATATTAACCCGGCGACTGGGCAACAGAAGGGTTACGTCATCCTCTCGGCCGAGGAGCGAGCCAAAGGGTTCGTGAGGCCGATTCGGCGATCTTACAAGCATCTGACGTGTGGTTCGGTAACGACGATGGGACTCGCGATTGCTGAGACCTACGCGCGCGAGCCAGGGTTCTACTCTGGCACGTTTTGCGTCGAATGCCGATCTCACTTTCCCCTCGCTCAATTCGTCTGGGAAGGAACCAACGAAGCAGTCGGATCTTAGCGGAACCCTTCCCTATCGCCCGGGCCGACTCGGCGGCCTGCCCGGGTCACGCCACACAACCGCGTGTCGTGGTAGCCACGCGGGGCCGGACCGGCGGACCCAGGACCCGCCGGGCCGGCTGTGTCTTCACAAATGAACGGTTCTTGAACGCGCATAATTCACATATGAACGAAAAGTCCGTCCTCCGTTTCCGGTAAGACGACCTCTCCGCAGCGCGCTTAAGCACCAAAAGGTGGTATCCGATTATGCCCCTGAAACAGTCCGGCAGCAAGGCCGCCGTTTCGGCCAATATCAAGACCGAGCTGGCCGCCGGCAAGCCTCGGGACCAGGCGGTGGCGATCGCGCTGAGCGTGGCGCGCAAGAACGCGGCGAAGAAGACGCGGGGGAAGAGGCACTGATGATCGGCAAATGTCGCAAGTGCGGCGGACCCATGAAGATGCCAGATGGCAAGCCCGCGGCCAATCCCGCTGCGCTTGATGTTGCGAAGAAGAAAGCGGCCGAAGAGGCCGTCAAGAAGGCGAGGCAAAAGAAGCCATGACCGCCCACCCCGACGTTCTCTCCGCCCTCCAGACCGCCCACGACGCCGAGGCCACGGCCAGCGAGCGCTTCCACAAGCAGGAACACGCGTTCAAGCAGGGCAAGAAGCATATCCCAAAACTGGCCCGCTGGTTCGACCGCCGGCATAAGGAAGCCGCAGACAGGCAGCATGACATCCGCAATCACATGATGCGGGCGGGCGGGACCGTTGAGACGCACCTCGGCGACACCAGCTATTCGGACGAGCCGGAGGGAGCCCTGAAGTCAGCCTGCAAGACCCTGGACAGGCTGATCGCGGCCCACCACGGCATCCAGGAGGCCGCCGAAGAGCATGGCGACCGGGAGACCGCCGAGAAGTTTCACGGCTACTCCAAGGACCTCGAGAAGACCTACAAGAAGGGCGAGCAGAAACAGCAGATGTTGACCGATCTCGGACCGGCTTTGTTTATCCACAAGCATTCATAAGAAAGGAAGCCGATGGCATCCGGTGAAGACCAAGCACTGAAGATCCTGCAGGGCCAGGTCGAGAGCCTGACCGCCCAGCTCCAGATCTTGACCTCCGAGCGCGACGAGTATCGCGATGCGCTCTCCGAGGTCGCCAGCGAGCGGGACAGCCTGAAGACCCAGATCAGCAGTCCCGACGAGCTGACCGCCGAGCTGGCCCAGCTCAAGGGCCAGATCCGCGACCGCGCGCACTTCGACAAGTTCGCCGAGCTGGCCAAGGGCGATAAAGCGAAAGAAGCCGCGGTCAAGCATCTCTGGAAACTGGCCGACTACAAAGCCGAGGCCGACGAGCCCGATGAGGCCGCGCTGAAAGGAATCCTGAAGCGACTGAAGACCGAGGCGGACTATGCGTTCGACCCCGAGGAGCACGACTCCACGCGGACCGCCCGGGAGGCCGCCGAGCGAGAGTGGAGCGGCAAGAAGCATGGCCTGCCCGTCCCGCAGACGGCACCAGCCGGCGGCGGCCGGTCAGCCCGCAACCAGGGCGGCGACGGCACCATCGTCACGGCCGAGATGCGGGCCGACCCGAAGTTCATGCTGGACCCGCGGAACAAGCAACTGATCGGCGACGCGGCCCGCGAGGGGCGGTTCAGATAAGATTACGCGCAGCAAGCTCATCCCAGAGACGGGCCGCTTCCATTTCTTGATTGCAGGGCTCGCAGTAGTCGCCGTCCAGGGAGCCGTGCTCGCAGAACGTCGACAGATCATCCGCGGCCCGGTGCCACCTGTCCTCGGTGATTTGCCGCACGAGATGCCTGCGATGCAGGTTCTGGGATGAAAATCTCAGACCGTCATTGTCGCTTTCAAAGAAGTGCATTTCACTTCTGTTGTCTGGTTGCTGCTCAAAAAACACGATCACAAGTGCCATTGGGCGACCCTCCTGACCCCATTCTAACCGTTCTTTCTCAATTCGTCTCCCCGCGACTGGCTCGCCAGAAACGGGCTTTTTAGGAGCCAGCAATGGCCAACAATTTTGCTGCATTCTTCGAGACGCTCGTCGCGGGCGCTGACGAGTATAACAAGGCGAAGGTCGGCAAGACCGCGCTCTTGGACGCCGTCTACAAGGACGTCAAGCCGGAGGCCGCCCGGGTCGGCAAGACGGTGGACGTCTACTTCCCCGACGTGGGCCCGCTGACCGCTGTCAACAACGGCCAGCTCACGGCCAGCACGGTCAATCCCAACTACATCCCGTTGGTGTTCCAGACCCGCGCCGGCAAGGCTCTCCAGTTTCAGGATTTCGAGCAGTGGCAAACCGCCGTCGACCTGGCCCAGAAGTTCTTCGATCCGCTCTACAAGAGGGCGCGCGAGTATCTCAACGGCCAGATTGCCGCGCTCATCACGCCGACGAACTTCAACTCCAACGCGCCCGTCATCGGCGCCACGCGGGGCGAAGTGCTCGTAGCCGACCAGCTCAACGCCTGGAATGCGCTGGCCGACCAGAAGGTGCCCCTGGACGACTCGGACAAGCTCAGGCTGATGGTCCACAACAACGTGTACCAGAAGATGCTCGGCGATTCGGCGTGGGTCCAGGAAAGCTTGGTGTCGGCCGCGATCGCGATGGAGGCCCGCAAGGAAGCGAGTCTCGCGCACGCCTTCAACTTCCAGCCGATCTGGGACCAGCAGATGCCGACTGCCTCGGGCAGCATCATCTACGGCCAGGTCGGGCTGACGAACGGCAGCAACGCGGTGACCGGGCTGAATACCGCGTTCACCACGGATCTGACCACGGCGAACACACTGATCTTCGGCAACGACCCGACCAAGACCTCGTACACGATTTCCAGCATCACGAGCGACACCGCTCTCGTCCTGGGATCGAACTACGCCGGCTCGACCGTGGCCGCCACGACCGCCCGCAAGCTGACAGTGCTGACGGGCACGGTGTCGAGCAGCTCCACGACACTGACCGGGACGAGCACGTCCTTCACGACCCAGCTCAACATCGGCGACTGGGTGTACGACGTTGCGGCTTCCAGCTCCGTCGTTCCCTGCCAGATCACGGCGATCTCGAGCAATACCTCGGCCACGGTGGCTGTGGCCCCCACCACGGCCTATTCCTCGAGCACGCTGGCTCGCAAGGCCTACAACAACCTGGCCCTGCACGAGTACGCGATCGCCCTGGCCTTGCGGCCCATCGCCACCCCTGACGAGGCCCGCAACGTCGTCGATGTCAGCTACATCGACCTGATGGGGATCCCGCTGCGGGTCATGGTCAGCTACGTTCACATCTACCAGGCCCTGTTCGTGACCGTGGACTTCGGCTACGCGCTGGGCGTCATCCGTCCCGACTTCGGCGTGCTCATCAACTGCTGAAAGGGGCCGGTTATGATCTGTCAAGACGATGGGGCGGAAACCTCGTTCAAGCTGGGGTTTTCGCCGACCGGGCACATTTCCGGCAGTAAGTGGGCGTTGTATCCCGATGGCGTGACGGCTGTTCTCCAACTTGCGGCCACGACTTCGGGTGCGCATACGCCGAATGTGGATTGGTCCCAGGCAGGGCTGTTTCTGATCACGTTCGGGAATAACAGCACGTTCACATTCAGCAACGCGGTCGTCGGTCAGACGATCGAGATCGTCATTACCCAGAACGGAACCGGTTCCATGACGGGCACGTTCCCGTCCGGCTGCGTGTTCGTGGGCGGCTCCAAGACGCTCAGCACGGCCGCGAACGCGATCGATAGCGTACTCATCACATGCACGGCCGCGGGCACGTACCTCTGCAATCTGCTCAAGGCTTATTCGTGATCTGACCGCGTTCCCCGGGGGCTGCAACCCGGGGATTTCCATGGGAGCAGCAAAGTGATCCAAACGCAAGCACTTCCCGATGCTGGGCGCGGAAGCATTCGGACGATGATAGGCAACACGGAGCAATTGCTCCTACCCAGTTATAACGGCTCTGTTCTCACCTGCCTCGCCAACGCAGCCGATGGAACGGGTCTGGAATGGACGAGCACGCTATCGCTGTCGCAGCTTTCCGTCGCCGGAGAAATCTCGAGCAACAGCCAGGTGATAGTCGGAACGGGCGCCAGTCAAGTCGCCATAGGTAACGGCAGCATTGGCGTCTTCGCCGCTTCCCCACCGGCGACCCAGCCAGCATTTCCTGGCACGGCCACAGGCACGGATAAGAACATCGTCAACGCCATCGTGACGTTGCTAGCCGCCTATGGCTTTTGCGCCTCCTCTTGACCCTTCTATTCCGGCCGTTCCGTCCGGGATCTTTCCACATCGAGGTAATCCATGGCAACCGATCTCAACGCGACCAGCCGGGCGGCGGAGATGACCAGCATCAACACCGTCGCCAGCACGACGGCGCACCTGTTCATCTACAGCGGCACCCAACCGACGAAAACCACGTCTCCAACCGGGACGTCGGCC